GGGTATATGTACCGCTTCCGTTTCTACTCATTTTCGTTTCCTTGTGTGCTTCTAAGCATTAATAATCTAGCCAGTTGTTCTTGTTCCTTAGTCATTTTAGGAACTTTTGCAGCAACTTGACCTGCTTTGTATGCAGTTTCACCCATTAAACGAGGGCTAGTAGTAGCCATTGTTGCAACAGTTGCAGGTAAATGAGTTACACCGCCTAATAAAGTCAATAAAGCGCCAGCATCTAAACCTTGACCAACCAATCCTCTTGGAGTCCATGAAGAAAGTGATTGACCTGCCAAAGCTGGCATTAAATCTTTACCGCCTTTTTCCATTAAAGCGTTTGCTAATTCTTGGCGATAACCATAATTAGTGTTTACATTGTTACGCATTAATGATTGTAATTTATTTAAACCAGTTGCCGTTGATGATTTTTGACCAAGGCTTAATGATTTTTGAATTTCATTAATTAAATCTGCTTTTTGGCTGTAATCTTTCATTACATCGTTATAAACAGGTGCTTGGTCTGCAATCGTTGATTTGACAGAATGGTAAATGTTTTCAGCAACAGTTCTAGCTTTAGTTCCGTATGGAATATCCTCAAGAATAGCGCCAACACTTTGCTTTAAAGCATCCATGCCTTCAGGGGTATGATATTCTGCTGGGTCTAATGCCTGCCATTTGCCAACAACATCTTTAATTTCTTGCAATGCTTTAACAGCGTTAGGATTGGTGGTTTGACCTTTATAAGTCGCAATATCTTTTGCTTCTTTTAATTTATCGGTAATTGCGTCAAAATTTAAAACAGATTTGTCTTTGGAGATATCTTCCATGCCAGAACGATAGATGGCATTTTTTTCTGCTTTTAATGCAGATAAATTAGATTTTGCATCATTAAGAACCTGCTCCATTGGCACAGTTCCACGCATATTAGCAATAAATGTTTCATTTCCTTGTTTGCCAGCTTTATATGCTTGTTTAAATGCTTCTTCGCCAGCGCCTGTAGCTAATCCTGCTTCTTTTCTTAACAAAGAACCAAGTAATTTTCCACCACCACTTAATACATCTGGCGCAATATTTAACGCAGCGCCAGCCCCAACAGTTTTTGCTTTTTCTTGTGCAAACTGTTCTGGTGTTAAGCCTGTTTTTTCAGGTGTTGCATAACCTAACGCAGCCCCAGTTAAAGCATTAGCGCCCATAGCTTTTGCAAAACTAGGTATTTGCCCTACTGCACCAGCTACTTTATTCATTGCAGCCATTGGCAATACATTTTCGCCAATTAATGCGGCTGGTTCAGTGGTAAATTTAGATACTACAGGGCCAGCTTCAGCGTTTAATGCTGCTTGACGCTTATTAAGCAATTCAACAGGATAATCACCCATATTAGCTACAGATGGGGCTACTTTTCCAGCTAATTGCCAAGCAGCTTGATTTAAACCATAAAAAGGTTTTGCTGCCCCTAACAACGCAGAAGGAATAATATTAGAAGCGCCTTTTTTAAGGCTTTCCCAATTTAAACCTTCGCTAGCAGGTTGCTTTTGCGCTTCAGCCATTTTCATTTTGGCTTCAGCTATTGCAATTGCTTGTTGTTGCTCTAAAGAAAGTTCTGCCATATTAACCGCCAAATAATTTGCGTTGTTCAGGAGTCATAAATTGCAGTAATTTAGGGTCAACTTGTGGAACTTCAGGTTTTGGTGTTGTTTGCAAATTAGCAGGCAAAGGTTTTTGATGTGTTTCATACACATTTTTAATAATTTTATCTGCAGTTTTAGCCAAATCAGACGCTTGTTGATTTAATGTATTTTTACTTATCAACAAAGAACTTGCAGCAGTTGGGTCTGCAACTACTGATGTCAAAATCTTATAATCTGGGCCGTTTAATACACCTAAATTGTATGCTTCTTTGGCTTGCAACATCATATTGTTATAAGCATTACCCATTGTTGCTCTAGCATTTGGGTTAGCCATATCTAAAGTGCTAAAGTTTTTGAGTTTTTGCTGGTAATCAGTAATAGCATCTTTTAGGTTTGTAGCGCCACTTACTTGTGTTGCTGCTTGACCAGTTAAAGCGCCTTTTGAGCCAGTAACAGGTTGGCCATTAGTCATTACTGGAATAGCTTGACTAGGATTCATTGGATTTACAGCAACAAAACCATTAGCTGTTTCAACAATTTGCGGTTTATTTTGTGCGGCAGCTTGCAATCCTAAAGAAGCTCTTTGATAAGGGGTAATTTGATTTGCAAAATCATTAAATGTGCCTTTAAATCCTTCTTGTTTAGCAAGATTGTATTCAGCAACTTTTTCAGGAGTTTTTGGAATAACAGAACCAATAAGTGCTGGTATCATTTCTTTGCCAGCGCCATATTGGTCTTGAGTAGCTAATGCTAAAGCTCCTTTAGTATCTCCAGCATCAAGTCTTTCCATGATAGCTTTTTGGCCTTCTACACGACCTTCACGCAATTGTTTAGCTAATTCAGCAGCCTTTGTGTCACCTTGTTTAACAAGGTAAGCACCAGTAAGCATATT